TAGATTGAACGTAAGAAGATTATTACTTCAAGCTCGTAAGTTGATTTCAGCAGTAGCTGTAAGATTATTGTTCGAACAAAACGACCAAATCGTTAGACAACAATTCTTAGACAGTGTTAACCCAATCTTAGATTCAATCAGAAGAGATAGAGGTCTATTTGATTTCCGTGTAACAGTTTCTTCAACACCTGAAGACTTAGACAGAAACACATTAGTAGGAAAAATCTACTTAAAACCAACGAAAGCATTAGAATTTATTGACATAGAATTCTTCATTACTCCGACAGGAGCTTCGTTCGAGAATATTTAATAATAACGGGGGGAACTAAACTCCCCCCTTTAGCCAAATGAGAAAAAAATTAACAGAAGGATTTAAAGGTGAAGGTTCACCAGATATGAAATATTACGCGTTCGATTGGGATGATAATATTGTACATATGCCGACGAAGATTATTGTAAAAAGTGAAGACGGGGAGGAGATTGGAATGTCAACTGACGACTTTGCGGAACACAGACATCACTTAGGTAAAGAACCTTTCGAATATAAGGGTGAAACTATTGTAGGTTATGGAGATAAACCATTCAGAAATTTTAAAACTGAGGGTGATAAAGATTTTATAATCGATGCGATGAGAGCTAAGGAAGGTCCTGCGTTTGACGATTTTAGAGAGGCGATTAATAATGGGTCGATTTTTTCCATAATCACAGCGAGAGGTCACAACCCAAACACTCTTAAACAAGCAGTTTATAATTACATTATAAATGATTATAATGGAATTAGTAAAGATGAGTTAGTTAAAAACCTTAAAAAATACAGAACGTTTGTAGACGAAGAGGACATGAGTGACGAAGAGTTAATCAAAACTTATTTAGACCTCAACAAATACCATCCAGTTTCGTTCGGAGATGAAGCTGGAGCGGTGAATCCTGAAGAAGCTAAGGTGGAAGCTATGGAAAAATTCGTAACTTATATTAGAGAACTCGCATCTTCTTTAAATAAAAAGGCTTTTTTAAAGAATGATGTTAATAATAATTTTATTCCTAGTAAGCCTTCTATAGGTTTTTCAGACGATGACCCTAAGAATATAGAAGTAATGAAAAAACATTTTAAAGATAAACCAGATAATATAGTAAGAACTTATTCTACAGCTGGAGGCACTAAAAAAGAAGTCTAGTTAAAGAATACCATTTTTAAAATTTTAAGTAAATAGAAAAATTTTTCAAATGGATATATTTATCGATATAAACATAGAAACAAAAATTAAAATAATATGGCTGATTTACTAATGAAAATGCCGATTCCTTATGAACCGAAAAGACAAAACCGATTCATTTTAAGGTTTCCATCAAGTTTAGGGATTAATGAATGGTTTGTAGAAAGTGCTTCAAGACCCTCAATTAAAATTGCTTCGGTACCGATTCCCTTTTTAAATACCGAGACTTACGTTGCGGGAAGATTTAACTGGGATGAGATTTCTGTTAAATTTAGAGACCCAATTGGGCCTTCTGCGTCTCAAGCTCTTATGGAGTGGGTTCGTTTACATGCTGAATCTGTTACAGGTCGTATGGGATATGCTGCGGGATATAAAAAAGATATTGACCTTGAAATGTTAGACCCGACAGGAGTTGTTGTTGAGAAATGGATTTTATATGGTACATTCTTAACAGGGGTGAATTTTGGTTCATTAGCTTACAGTACCGATGCTCTTGCTGATATTACAGCATCATTAAGAATGGATAGATGTGTATTAGTTTATTAAAACTATTTATTAAAAAATAATTAAAACTATTTTTAACCGTAAAGACATAAACTTTACGGTTATTTTTTTATATGGAAAATCAAACAAACGAACACTTACAATCAAACTTTTCACTTCCTCACGACGTGGTACCATTACCGTCCAAAGGAATTTTTTACAAAAATAAAAAAAAATCTATTAAGGTTGGTTATTTAACCGCTAACGATGAAAATCTATTGATGGCGGGAGGAGACGACATGACTCAAAATCTTTTGAGGTCAAAAATTTATGAACCCGATTTACGTATTGAAGATATGTTGGAAGGAGATGTTGAAGCGGTTTTAATTTTTTTAAGAAATACTGCGTTTGGGCCTGAAATGGAACTTACCTTAACCGACCCAGTAACAAGAAAACCGTTTAAATCAACAATATTATTAGACCAACTAAGTATATCACAAGGTAATACACCAAATGAAGACGGTACATTTATAACAACTTTACCAAAGTCAAATTCAACAGTTAAGTTAAGACCAATGACATATGGAGAAATAATTGAAAATCAAAGAATTATTGACTCATATCCTTCAGGAAGGACTCCTCCTAAAGTAACATTAAGACTCCAAAAAGAAATTATTGAAGTAAACGGTATAACCGATAAGGGCGAAATCGCCAAATTTATAGAACAAATGCCAATTTTAGATTCAAAATACATAAGAAATTTTATGGATGAGAATGAACCAAAGTTGGATATGAAACGAGTAATTACAGCCCCATCAGGAGAAAAATTGACAGTTAATGTTGGTTTCGGGGTGGACTTTTTTCGCCCTTTCTTCTAATTATAGAAAGAATCAACTCGATGAATTTTACTATTTGTCGACATTAATGAACATCACTTACCAAGATTTCCAATCGATGCCTCTCTTTACAAGAAAGTATCTTTTAGATAAATGGATTGAAGACAATAAAAAGGACTGAAAAATCAGTCCTTTTGTATTTATATAATATCTAACATACTTAAAAATGGCAAATAAAGATAATCCCATAACAAAAGGGAGTTATGAAGAAATAAAAAAGGCTATTGTTCCAACTGTTAAAGACTTTACTGATGCGTATGAGGGCATCAGTGCGGGTGCGATTAAAATTAACGCTACTTTTGGGCAAACAAAACAAAGAATTGTAGAAATACAAACCGCGATTGCCGACACAGCTCCTGGAATTGTTAGATTGGGTGGCGGAATTAACGAGGTTACCAATACAATTAATGACATTGCCAAAGCTTCGAGAAGAAATGTTATTGCTAATAGTGAGGATGTTAGTAATATGTTTGCCGCTCAGAAAATATTGGGAGGTACTGTTGAAAGTATTTCTAACTCTTTTTTAAATGTTGGTGTTGGAATCTCACAAATTCCTAAAGAGTTAGCGAAATCAATTAATTATATTCAAAGTATTGGTGGTAATACCGATGCGGTTATGAAAGATGTTCAGACTAATATGGAGAGAATGAACCGATATCAGTTTGAGGGTGGAGTACAAGGTTTAACTAAAATGGCGGCACAGGCCTCAATGTTAAGATTTGATATGAAAGAAACCTTTGCTTTAGCTGAAAAAGTCTTAACTCCTGAAGGTGCAATTGAAGTATCATCCGCTTTCCAAAGATTAGGAGTATCCGCAGGTTCCTTAGTTGACCCATTTTCATTAATGAATCAATCAATTAATGACCCATCAGGACTACAAGATAGTTTGGCTAACGTGTCAAAACAGTTCACATATTTTGATGAAAAAACCAAAACATTTAAAATTAACCCTCAAGGAGTGCTAACTCTTAGAGAGATGGAAAAAGCTGCAGGTATTACCCAAGGTTCATTATCTAAAATGGGATTGGCTGCCGCTGAACTCGATAAAAGAATTTCTGAAGTTAATGCCGCTGGTTTACATTTTGGTAGCGAAGAAGACAAACAATATCTACAAAATATTGCAAGTATGGGTAAGGGTGGTAAATATGAGGTCGAACTTAAAGACGGAACCGTAAAAGAATTACGAAATTTAAATCAAGAGGAGTTTGACGAACTAATTGATGAGCAAAAGAAACGTCCTAAAGACCTTGAGGGAATTGCAAGGGCTCAAATGACATATATGGAGGTTATGACTAACGATGTTAACTCAATTAAGGTTGCAGTTACCGGAGGACTTGTAACACAAAGAGCTTTTTTAAAGGGTTTAAAGGACGTGGGAGAAGTTGGAACATCATTTACGAAAAATGCTTCTAAAGAATTAGCCAATACTGGAGCGGTCAGAGATACAGCTTCAGGACTCATTGGAGATATGAGAACGTTATTTTTGAACTTAACTGATAATAATATGTCAACAACAGATGCATTTAAAGATTATATAAATAATTTAAAGGGTCAAGGAGTTAAAATAGGTGAATCTCTTCAGGAAAAGGCTATTAAAATATTAGATGCCAGTCGTAGTGAGTTAGATAATAGTAATAGTGCACAAAGAACGGCCAATAAAGTTTACGATACGTTAATAGGCGGTGCCAAAGTTAATAACATTCAAGGAAATCGACCAATATCATCTTTAATTGAAGGTAATAGAACAACGGCAATTAAAGAAAGCGTTTCAAGCGGTGGGTCATTAGTTAACCAATCGTCAAAAATTACTTTTGATGGAAAGACGGATATTAATGTTAATATTAAACAAGACCCTCAAGAGTCATTAACTGCAAAACATAAAGAAGAGGTATCTAAGATAGTTGTTGACGTATTTAACACCTCTCAAGTACAACAACTTATGGCAAACGTTAATTCACCAGATAACCCAACAAAGGCCCCTACAGGAAAAACGTTGGCAAGAACAGGAATAAACGCGTAAAAAAATCACCCTTAACCTATTTATTAAGTAAAGATATTAATGGGAAGTCCTTTAGATTTTATAAGCTCGGATGGTTTTAGAAAGAAACTGATAACTAGGAACTTAACACCTTACGCTAAGTCCCCTAACCGACCTACGCTCCCAATTAACACGGAGTACATTCAATCTGACACATCGGTTCAAGATAGTCCCGACCAACTAATCGATACGCCATCGTTTGCAAATCAACTTTACCCACTTAATCAGTATGGTAATGAGGGTGGATATGAACAAGTTCCTGACCCAGGAGCGTTGTTAAATACTAAATCAAACGAAGGTGAATATGGGTTTCAAGATGCTAACATAGTAGACCAATCCTTTCCCGCATCCCAAAAATGGAAGCCACTTAACGTATTCTCTAATGGAAATCAATTACCGTTAGACAGTGCACCATTTTTTGATTCGTTAGATAGACCGCAAACAACCAACACATCTAACAACCAACCTTACCCAACAACATTTGTACCATCAAGTTATAGTCCATTATCTATATTACTTTCAAATGACCCTGGTGGTAGTAATGGATTAATGAGTCAAGATTCATTCATTGTTAAGTTAGGTGCTCAAACACTTAGAAGAGAATTTGAGGCAAGAATCGCATCGCAAATTAGACGAGACACTATTGGAAGGGCGAATATATTAAATATTAATAGTGGAACTGACATAGTTAACATTTTGTCAGGTGTGGTCCCAATCATTGAGCCAAACTACACAATTACTGTTACTGCAAACCCTATACTTGCAGCGGCAAATTTTGCATTAAGGTTAGGTGGAAGTATCTTACCTGTATCACCAATACCTGGTTCATACTTCGACCCAAACATTAATCCAAGTCAGTCAACAACTATTCAACAGATGACTAATGCCTTTAGAAATACAGGTGTTGGTAGATTTTTCAACAGACTATTAGGGGGTGGAAACACTGGTTCTCAAATCATGTATAACAACATGGGTGCAGGACAGAGGTCTCGCTTGTTTAGAAATATTGACTACAATAGATACAAACCAAACTTTGAAAGAAGTGTTATTGCCAGATTAGCGGGTGCCATTGTCGGAACAGTTTCAGATAATAGTAACTATTATATTGGTTCAATTACGTCAGAACCGTCAAGAGTGTTTTCACCAGGTGGTGATATTCCTGTAAATGCTTACGGACAAGAACTTCAATCACCTGTTTACGGGCCACAAGAATTGGCTCAATTATATGAAGGACCAAGTCAAGATATTAGATTAGGTGCTAATGGACCTACATATTCTAACGGTGGTGGTATCGAGGGTGGATTTACATGGGTATCTCCAAAATACAAAGGTAACGCTGGTAAGAAAGTTGGTATTGGAGGTGAAGTAACCAATGAAGACGAAGACTTTAAACCTTCATCATATAACGCAACTGAGTCAACTGAAAGAACTTTTAAACAAGGTTCAATTTTAGACCAAACACAAAGAATAATAGATAGCCAACCTCAAGGTGGTAGAAGGTTACAACACGTTGGTAATGCCATTGACCAAGTAAGTAAAGTATTCCATGATGGATATAAAGAACTTACTAAAGGTTCAAGAGTTTATAGATATGAGGGAGCTATCGGACAAGAAGTGGGCACCGAATATTGTAGAGTGTTTGCTAAAGACACACCTTACTTACAATACAACGACCTTCAAAAAGTTGATGGTGTAACTGTTAATGGTAGAAGATTTTCGGATTCGGTATTAGATAATACCTATAATCTTAACATCGCCCCTAATAAAATGGAGGGTGGACAGTCGTCAACTAACTTAATTAACGGTGGTGCGAGTGGTAACGGATACGCCAAAAAATATATGTTTTCGTTAGAGAATTTAGCGTGGAGAACATCGAGTACGCCAGGATACTCTGTCTCGGATTTGGCGGTATGTGAGAGAGGTCCAAATGGTGGTAGAGTAATGTGGTTCGCACCTTACGGACTAACCTTCAGTGAAACTGTTCAGGCGAACTGGCAATCAAACGAATTCTTAGGTAGACCAGAACCAATCTACACTTATAAAAGTACTTCAAGAGGAGGTTCATTAACATGGAAAATTGTAGTTGACCACCCATCCGTACTAAATGTTATTGTAGATAAGGTGTTAGGTAACGAAACAAACAGAGTTAGAGTTGACAGTATAATCGATTCATTCTTTGCGGGTTGTAGAAAATATGATTTGTATGAACTTGCTAAAAAATATTATACTATAAAGCCAGGTGAATTATCCTACTTACAAGATATGATTTCTTCTAAAGAAATGACTAAGGAAGAGTTAATTTTTACCAAACAAACAATTCAAACGGGTAATAATGCTCCAAATGCAGGGGCAACACCTGTAACAGAATCTTCATTAGGTTCCGATTTCTTTGCTAGTTATGTTCAAAAAGCGGCATATTTTGGTAACGATTTTCCAAAACAAAACACCACACCAAATTATACTGTAGAGTATAATAGATATACTGAACCTGCAAATATTAACTTCTATAAAAGTAAAGGAGGTGAGACGTTAGGTACATTCTTTAATGTGGTGGTCACACCAAACTATAGGTCACTACAAGAATTAACGGTAGAGATAGCAAAACAATTAAACCAATACCCAAATGGAGCTGTAACAATTACGATAGACTCTAGTTGTTCCGCACCCGCAAGTCAAGCTTATAATGTAGAGTTATCAAAGAGAAGAATCGCATCACTCATTAAATTTTTTAGTGAAACAGAATCACTTAAAAACTTTATTACAGGTTCTCCCCAAAGGTTAATACTCAAGGAAGGAAATCCTGCTGGTGAAAACTCAAGTGTTTTACAATTTAACGAGTCTAGCAAAACATTTGATGTTGGTAAAACAGTTAGTTGTACAGATGAAGACCCAAGCGCTTTAGGTGGTGATACAAAGGCAAATTCTAAAGAGATTTTCACAACAACCGCAATGGCGTGTAGACGAGCGTACATTGCTAAAATTGAAAACAATTTAACAGCACCTGTGGCACCACCAAAACCACAGTATCAAGATGTTGTTGTTGGTAATGTTGTGACAAATACAGTAAATGTACCTGTGGTAGAACAAGTAAGAAGAGAAAGAAATAACATTACTAAAAGAGTGTTAAGGTCTTTATTATCCGAATGTGATTATTTTGAAACAATTAAAACCGAAACACCAATGGTATATGATAACTTAAAAGATAAGTTAAAATTTTTCCAACCAGCATTTCACTCAACAACACCTGAAGGGTTAAACTCTCGTTTAACGTTTTTACAACAGTGTATGAGGCCTGGTGAGACAATACCTACGGTAAAACAAGATACACCACAGAGTAAACCAACATTACAATACAACAATGCGATTAATACCTCATTTGGTGCTCCTCCTGTTTTAGTGTTAAGAATCGGTGATTTTTACAATACGAAAATAATACCGGATAATTTAAGTTTAACTTATGAGTCTTTAGATATTAATCCTGAAGGAATTGGAATACAACCAATGATAGCTAATGTTACATTATCATTTAAATTTGTTGGAGGTAGTGGTTTAAAAGAATCTGTTGATAAGTTACAAAACGCATTAACATTTAACTATTATGCCAACACCGAAATGTGGGATGATAGAGCCGATGTTACCGCTCAAGAAGATTTCTTAAAAATACTTGATAGTGAATTTTTAAAACAAGACACATTATTTTCACCACCCGCATTAAATCAGGCAACACCAAATGCTGGTCAAAACAATAATTCAACGGTAGGCACGAGTATAAGTAAGGACATTGTCGATGGATTTGAAACAGGAACCTTAAGTTATTCCGATTTCATGGTTCAAGTGGTTAATAATACTCAAACATATTTTACAACAGTTGTTAATAAAACTAAAGAAACTGTTAATCAGTATAATAATGCGGTTCGTCAACAATGGATGTTACAGCGTTCATATACTCAAGGTAATTTATCTATTGATGACTCTGAGGTTGTTTTATTTGGTAAACCAAGTAATATTGAAAAACGTTTTGATACGATATTCTCTGACTTTGAAGAAAATATTAACAACGGTAGTGACCCATTCATAGAGTTTATTAGTGTAAAAAATATTGGATTCACTCCAAAAGTAATTCGTATTATTAAAGAGAATTATTACAATTTTGTTAAAAATAAAAGAAGTTCATTTCAAACCGCAATATCAAAAATTACTCAAGAATTAACAACGGAAGAACAAAGTTATTTACAAACATTAGGTAGAGTAAACCTAATTACTTTTGAAGGTGAAACCGATAAAGGTACTGACGGATACCAAGGTAAAACAGGAAACGTTATGGTATATGTTACAACGGGAACTGATAAAGTTGCAACTAATTCAACCGCCACGAATACATTCCAAGAATTGCGTGACGATATTGGAAAAATTCAAACAAACATTGGTGAATTTAATACCGCAATATGGAGTGATAGTAGTTTTACTTATGGTAAAAATAATTATACAGGTAATTTAGTTTTTGAAACGGAAACAAATGGTGTGTCTAAAGCAGTTACTGTTGAAGATGTGTTCTTACCTTTTAGCACAAATACATTGATTGTTGATGACAAAGCATTTAAGAGACAATATATGATAGTATCTGAAGATGTTTTAGACGAAAAAAAATATCAAACATTTAAAGATGCGTTAATTAATAATGTTGTTAACAACAAATCTCTAAGTGATGGAATTAATGATATTGATTTTGTGTTCGATGCTTATTGGATAACTAAAGCCAAACCAGTGTTTGCTGAGGAAAATAATATTACCAAGGCGTTTATTGATAATTTAGAAAAAACTAAATTGAAAGATTTTTTAAACTATACTCCTTTCGACAAGAAAGAGAGAGTAGTTACATATACTGTTGAAAACAGTGCGGATAACGATAATAAGAAGGCACAAGAAAATATGATTAAAGGTTTGGGAGCAACGACCAACTCAAATACAAATAATAACACTTGGAATGATAAGAATGGTTCAACAGGTGCTTACACATCAAAAGCAAAATTAAATTAATGGCATTTCAATATTGGAACCGATACAGTGATTTTTTAATAAATGGAGAACAAACCATTGTCCCTTACGTGCCGATTACTCAAAAATCGACAGATAAAGCTTACATATATAAAGTGGCTCAAAGTAGGTTGGATAAAGTATCCCAAGAGTACTATAATTCACCTTATTTTAACTGGTTAATCCTTCAGGCAAATCCTGAGTTCGGTGGTCTTGAAAACAACATTTATGACGGTGCTATATTGATTATCCCATTTCCGTTACTACCATCTCTACAGGATTATAAAGCGGCTTTAGAAAATCATTTTTATTATTATGGTAGGTAATTTAGGACCAGACAACAGTGGTAGAATTTATGTTGAGTTTGATTACAATAATCTTATTGTAGTTGACCCTAACAAAACTGAAGATGCGTTAGGAAACATTAGAGAAAGATTAGTTGACCATGAAAATTTGGTTATGTACGCTAATCTTGAGGCGGATGTGTTGCCAAGAACAAAACTGGCGGTTGGTATTAGTCCTGAAGATAGTGGGATAAATACCGTTTCGGTTGCTAAAATGAACTTCCTTAAACCGTCAAAAAATAATTATTTAGGTACGGGTTATTATGACGAATTAACAGGTCAAAATAGTACAAAGTTTGACGGAAGCAACCAACCAGCAGAACTTGGACAACAATCGAGTGCGGGTTCAAAACCATATATTCAAAATACAGTGGCTAACGAATTAAACGTTATGGATAATGGGTTGTTAGGTATAACCAACATTAATATAACAACAAATTCGTCGTTCATCCCAACTGTTGATATGCAGTTAGAGGATGTGCAAGGAAGGGCATTATTTCAGTTAGGTAATAATTCACCCTACTCGGCTTTCTTTAATTTACCTTATCCACCATTCTATCTTACCCTTAAAGGATTTTATGGACAGGCAATTAGATATCAATTAAATTTAGAAACATTTCACGCAACATTTAATTCGTATAGTGGTAATTACCAAGTTAATTTAAAATTTAAAGGATACAAATTTAATATATTAAATGAGGTTGCGATGGGACATCTATTAGCAGTACCTCACATGTATTCTCAAAGATTTAACTTTGGAGCAACACCAGTTACACCACAACAAAGTAATAAATCAGTTGAATCACAATCTAAGACTCAGGCAGCCGTTGGTTCTAATAACCCAAATAGTAGTGATGCGGTGGTTACCGAATTGGTGACTGAAAGAGGGTATCAAAAAATAGTTGAAGTTTATAGTGAGTATAAAGCGAAAGGATTAATACCTGCAGACTTACCCGAACTAACATTAGTTCAATTAATGGTTAAGTTAGATAATTTTGAAAAAGATATCATGCTCTCATTCCCTAAAGTAGATGTGGAGTCTTTAACTAACATTAGAAACTATAAAGGTATTTTAACTCAGTTTTTTTCAAATGTTAGAGGGGATTCAAATAGTTCTTGGTTTGCAATAAATTTAAATCCACAACCACTTATTTTATTTGGTAATGATAAAGTTTATGCGTTTAAGGCTATGGACCGAAAGCCAAAAGAAGAGGCGATTTCTAAATTACAAAAAAACATTACAGAATATAATAACGCTTTGGCGGGAAACCCAACCGTAGGTGTTAAAGGTAAAACTCCAATACCTAATCCAATCAAATATGAAATGATGGTGATAGACAATATTGACGAATCACAAATTGATTGGGTTACAACTACAGTTACTCAGACAGGAGTTTCAAATCCGACTAAAGAACAGGTTGAAAAGGTTAAATCACAATATGGTGACTTTGTTGTAAGTATTAATGAGGTTACAATTAACGGTAAAGAAAGTTATAACCTGAACAAGGAACCATACTTTATTTTTGAAGGGAATGGTAGGTTTGATTCAACAATCGCATCATTAGATGCTCAGGCAAATAAAAAGTTGTCGGAATATGAATCAAAGATAACTGCGGATTTATTGAAAAAAATTGAAGATAAAGATGCGGGTATTGGATTTAAACCGACCGTTAGAAATATTATTGCGGTTATTATGGCATCCGCAGAGGCGTTCTTAAGATTGTTGGATGACGTTCACACCAACGCATGGAATGTAAAATATGACCCTGTAAGAAAAAACGCAATTTTAGATAACACTTCATCTGCACCTGGCTCTGATACAGTAGACAACGTTTTCAGAAGACAAGGTTCAATATTGGGAAATACCGCCGCGGAAAACTCTCAAATTCCAGTATACCCTTGGCCTCAATTTTTTGTTGAGACACCTGAAGATAAAAAGGGAAGGTTCCAAATAAAATATATTGCAGACCCAACAGTTATTGATAGAACTCAAGGAGGTAACTACGCTAAATGGCCTGAAGTTGAATTTGTTGAAGAATACATCAAAGGTCTTACTCAAAAATTCCAAAACCCTATTGCTCAACAACCATTAGAAAACCAAAGGGATACTAATATTATTAATATAAACGCCATTGAGTTTCCATCTGAAGGTATTGCCTACGCCAACAAAGAAGAAGTTAAGTTTTTCTACGAAATATGGGAAAGACAATTTTTAACATCACATTATTCAGGGTTAGTTCGAGCTAATCAAAGTCAAATAAATGACCTACTTAAACTTAATATTGAGACCGAAGTTAATAATATTAAGGATAGTTTAGGTGTTAGTTCACCATATATAACTTTTAAGTTAAAAAACTATGGGTTAAATGCCAAAATCTACCCATTGTTCTTGAGTAATATTTCGAATATGGGAACGGGTAGGTCTTATCAGGACTATATTAGGGATTTCTTTGTAACACCGTATATTAAGAATTTGACTGAAAATTCATTTACTATACTAAAAACTAGTGATATTGGTAAAATACCTCAAGTTGGAACCAGTTCAGACGCTCTTAGAACTTTAATAACTAATGCGTCTAATGAACCATTGGTGGTCGATACATTACCATACACTAATGAGACTTGGTGTATTAATAATTTAAATCAAAGTGCAAGTGCGATTGGCAATCAAGTTTATGATACCAAAAAAAGTTTAACAATTTTTGAACCGAGAAAAATTATATCAAATTTTAGTGATGTATATTCATATACAACTAATAGACCTGTAACCAATTTCTCATTCTTAAAGGTTAAGAATCCATCGACTGTTGCGTCTTTAGGTGGAGAATCTCAAGGAAATCGAATTAAATTAGAACAATTTTATTTAGGAAGAACTCCAGATAACTTCATCGCAACTGAAGGTTATTGTGACGGTATTACCCCAACAGAGTTATTAAGTCCAAGAAGTACTACCTCAATGTTGAATACCCCTTATTTTATTAACGCGATTCAAAATGGTGTAGATAATTTTAAGAAAAAAGATAGCTACCCTTATGTTCAGGCTGCGTATTTATTTCTTAATTCGTTACCACTTGCAACATTAAGGGAAAAATATAAATCCATTTCAACAGATGATACTCCAACTGATTTGGATTATATCGCATCTACATTTAAAAAGTTTGGTGCCATTCATAAAATTCCATACGCTTGGATTTTGAAATACGGTTCTATTTGGCACAGATATAAAAAATATAAAGAAAGTGGGGTCGATATTCTAACTAATGTATGGAAAGATTTTGACTACACAACAAATTATAATCCGATAACTAATGAAACAACAACACCGTACACATTCAAGTATGGTGGGGTTGATAGAAATATTATTTTACAGAGCGAAACCGCAACTGACGTTAATATGCAAATAGGATTTTATCCTAAATTAATTAACGACTTTAACGTATTTTATAATGGTTATGATTTGTATAATGGATATACGGATACCGAAATTCAGGATAGTGTTAATAGCGGTATGAAGATGTATGACTTTTTGGAATCAAATATTATTGGTGCTAAACAAGGGGATAAAACTTTAAGGTTAAACACTTGGTCTGTATTATTACCTGATTTAATCCCTGAAACAGATATTAATTGTAACCCTAAAAACAATACAAAAAGTGCGGAGTATTTTATTGTACCATCTTTTGGGACACCATACAACCAAACGGCCGATTCTTGTCTAACTGATGTGACAACATCACCTGTCACTAAAGTGTCACTTAGCTCAAATAGTAGTGTCTATAATGGTTCGGTAAGATGTTTATGGTCGGCACCAAACTATGGATACTTTGATAATACTCAAATTGCATTCCCAAGTCCTGAATCATATTTAACTTTAATTAATACGGGTAATACTCAAACACTTCAAACACCAATTTATTTTTTAAATGTTAATGAATATTCTAAAATTGAGGAGACATTCTCTGTATTCGAAAAAAAGATATTAGATAATTTTGAAGAAGAATTCTTAAAATTTTGTAAACCAATTACAAATAATGATAATGGTAATGAAACGGTTACCTTTGGGCAAAGTCCTGTTAATAACACAAGTAGTTTTAAAAACTTTCAATCGTTATTTAAAACGTTAATGATGGTGCCAGCACAAGTTGACGGTGTTGGTGAAGAAACTTATTTTAAAAGTGTTATTGATAAACAATACAATGTGTTCCAAACAGGGATTAAATCTTTCATGGAATACGATGTAATATTAAGATACGGAAATCCTTCAAACTATAACCGAAGAATTTTTGATTCATACCTTTCATTTAACGGACCTGCAGTTGTAACAGACCCAATAACTTTCAACCCATATGTTAAAGGTAGCCTACCAACTAAAGGGGGCAATGTAACACTAACTCAATCTAAAATTGCAAATCCTGAAGCATGGTTCGTGTTAGAAACGGAAGTAGGGTTTTCAACAATACCTAATGTTGTTTACAGTTCAAGTGGGTCTTACATTACAGACTTCTTTGTTGATAATAATATTGAATTTACACCACAGAATGTCACATTACTTGCACAAATAATTAAAATGTATGCAACACAAAAAGTTAAGTCACCAACAATTAGTGTTTCACAATTTAAAAATCAAATAGTTCAATATCTTGGGATTGAAACAGAATTACAAAATAATTTCTTGAATGGAGTTCTAACAGGTTTAGAAAGAGCACTCCCGTCTCAACAACAGGTACCACAACAAACAATTCAAAGTGCGGTAACAGGGGAACAAAGTAAAGTTGAAAATTATGAAATTTTTAAAGCATTAAATGATAAATGGATTGCCGGTGGGGATTTCACCAACAGAACTTTATTTGAGGACATAATGTTTTTAGATAGAGCCTCAAGAAATATTGGTGATACAATTTTAATAGATATTTTTGATTTAAAAAATATGTTTAATGAAAATTCATTAAATCAAGCAATGAGTGTCTATACATTTATTAGCGGTATTCTTATTAAGAATAATTTTAATGTTATGAATTTACCTGCGTATGTTAATTTCTATAACGTACAAGATGTTGATGGAACCACAATACCAAAGGGGGAGAGTCCTAGAGCCTTTGCGGACAGTTTATGGGGAACTTATTTAGACGTTGATTATAGAAAATCGGGGCCTAAGATGGTTTGTTTTTATGCAGGAAAACCGTCACAATATTTGGACCTACCAAAAGGGAATTTTAAGTTTAGAAATGATGGATTTGAGATGAGAAAATTTTCTGAAAACCCGTTAATAGAGGACCAAACAGGTAAAAAAGATTGGGCGGTTTCTAATAAATGCGTTGGGTTTACTGTTGACATCGGTATTAGAAACCAAAATGTGTTCTATTCATTTACCGTATCTCAAGACAACGGCACGGCCACCTCTGAATCGATTAATACTTTAATTAATATGGTTGACCAGTCTTCAGGTAGACAAACCGCAACCCAAAATAATAGTATCTATAATTTATACAAACAAAGAAGTTATAAATGTTCTGTTGTTTCATTAGGTAATGCGTTAATACAACCAACAATGTATTTTAACCTTAGACACGTACCAATGTTTAATGGTCCTTACATGATTCAAGATGTCCAACACTCAATTCAAGCGGGTAATTTCCAAACAACCTTCACAGGGGTTAGACAAGGAGTTTTTGATTTACCTGCTATTGATAGTTTCTTACAGAGTATTAACCAAAACTTGATAACCAAATTAGAAGAATTAATTAAGGTTAATAAAGAGAGTATAACCGTAACAGGAACAACAAATGCCGTTAAGAGTAATATTATACCTCAAAAGGCGGATAACAGTCTAGACACTCCAAACGCATGTAAAAGTAATGTTCTTAAAACTTTCGCGGATGCAGGGTTTGGGGATGATGTTGTAGGAACGTTAACCCCAAAAACGCCACAAGAACTAGCTGATGTGTTAATTAAGGAAATACCTAATAGTAAAGAATTACAGATAATAATATATTGTTTATCATATATGAGAAGTTTCCAAGTAACTTCCAAAGGTAAGGAAGGTACATTTTATGCGTGGAATAATAATTTAGCAACAATATCTTTAGATACAAGTTATAATGGACTTAACACTACTTTAGATAAGTCATATAGTTGTATTAAATCTAAATCAAATGATTCAACCTCGCAATCTTTACCTGTTGTTCATTTTAGCACTATTGAAAAATATGTGAGATTTATGGCCAGTAAGTTAACGGAGTCGGTTCCTGAAATATTAGATATTGGATTAGCCAAATGGTATGTTTGTTATTGGCCTGACCGTAATGGAGTGTCTCCTGAATATTATGACTCAAACATAAGTAAATATGAACAAACTATAACCACCCTATATGCCGCAGTAGATTCTGCAGTTAAGGTTGGATTATCAAGTTTGGAAAACTCAAAAGACTTGAAAGCAACCATTAAAAACGCAAGAATAAATAGAACATCTGGTACTTCAGGAACATCTGGTACTTCAGGAACATCTGGTACTTCAGGAACATCTATAGAGTCAATATTAGGTTTAGAGTGTCCTCCACCTTCGATTACGACAATTTCTCCATTATCGGGTTATACTGGAACAATTGTTCGAATTAGTGGAAGTAGTTTATCAACCACAAGCTCAATTAAAATTATTGGAGTTGAGGTACTTAGAAAAGATATAACAGTTCTTAATGATAATTTAGTTAATTTTATTGTACCTAAAGTTTTAACAGGGGATGTTAGTGTTAATGGAAGAATTGAAATTAAAACCGACCACGGGTCATTCACAAGCCCAAGATTATTCAACTACAGTCCTACGTTAGGAACCAACACCAACCCGCAAGATAATGGACCGTTAACTTTGTCTGGCACCTCAATACCGTTAAATGAGAGTAAGACACAATCGTTAAATGTTAAGGTAAACCCTCAAAATACTGGGTGGGTAATTTCTCAAGGGGTAAATATGAATTACACAGTATATGAACTTGAGGAAATTAATAATGTAATTAATAGAAAATATATTTCAAAAGGAGAAGTACTTGTTGAGGGACAGGTTGTTAATAATCAATTTAACATAACCCTTGAACAAGTAGAGTTATTATTAAAAAATAACATTCCTAAAAACGAGGGTAAAACGCAGATTGATATTGTGTTTATTGTAAGTGCGTCTAAAATACAACAGCAACCTGTGGTACAACAATTCCCGTTCAAGGTTTGGTACACAACACCGAACCAAACTCAGGTACCTGTAGACAATGTTCCAACAACTCAAACTAAAATAACGTTCCCGCCAAAACAACTTTCAATTGTTACTGTTGGGGAATCTCCAACAATGCAAGGCGCGGGGTTAACTTACTATAATATTAGGAAACCTGCGGGCGGGTTTATCACACTTAATTTTACGGTACCTCAAGGTGAAGATTACAATGATAGTTGGAGAGCGTCTAGTATGATTATAGATGCATCAACTTTTTCACCTGTACCAAATAGTATGGTTGCAGGAGTTGGTACTAATTATACAAATGACGTAACCGTAAGGTCTTTAGGCGCGTTTAGGTTACAAATTGAATATCTTCCGTACGGATTTACTAGTCCGATTAATGGAGAGATATTAAGACAAACCATATTAAGTGATATTTTCACTTTATAACATAACAACATATTTATATAAAAAAGAATATTATGGACATTAATACAGCAATCAGTAATTATCTTGGAAAAAAAATCAATTATTCTGAAAAAGATAATAATGACGGAACAAAAGAAGTTTGCGACTTAGCGACGGGCCAATGTTATACAGTAAGAGAACGTGACGGTCTTATCGAAAGAGCGGGAAATAGTACTTATGCTAACAGACAAGTTATGGTTGAAACCGATAACGGATTAAAACAATTATTAAACGGATAAAAAATGAGTTTAGATAAAAAAATATTAAGTGAGATTGATAGATATAGAAGTATCAATCAATACATCACAGAACAAGCGGCAGATGTTGCAGCACCTGAGACGGATTTAGGTGCATTGGCACCATTACCAGGAGACGTAGGAGCGGGAGCACCTCCACCTCCAGCAGACGCAGCGGCGGTTCCACCACCAGCACCTGAAGCACCAGCGGGAG